TGATCTGACTGACTTGCTCTGTACGACCAGTCTCTGGATAGAAGATCTCAAGACTTGCTGCATTCATACGCAAGTGTCCGTGTGGCTGAAAGCTATCTAAACGTACAGGATGATCGAAACTGTGAAAGCCCTGAGTCATTGCATATCCATTGGGTGGGACTACTAAATCGTCCTGATCTCCAAGGCGATACAAACTCAAATCTTGTTTGTATTTCAGTTGTGCGCTTTCCTCTTCGGTATATAACCAGAGTCCAATCTCCACTACGTTGTCTTTGATAACCGCTCCTGGAGCCATTGCGCCAAGTCCACCTGGGAACATGTGAATATCCCAACTGATCTCTGCGTTTGCGGGGATCGTGCGACATACTCCTTCTGGCACGATCTCTCCCCACTTTCCCATAGCGTACTCAGTGAGCATGCCTTCACGCCCTTCTGCTGTAATAATAGATGAGTTAGCGTGATGTACCACTGATTTAGCAGTGCCTCGTGGCTTTACTTGTACCGCTTTGATACAGCGGTCTTCTGATATGCCAGTAGGTACCAAATGCTTGTGCCATAGATCGTTTCCGTTTGCAGGAATGTCTATTGCTACTGAAGGAATAATTGCGTCTGGTAGTCCGAAGTCGCCTTCGAAGTTCCATGCTTCTAAGTCTTTCATGGGAGGTGCTTGAACAATAGTATCTGCATCACCGTAGAGTGATCCACTGTTTACCCATGCAACTACAGCGTCAATTTCTTCTTGTGCTAAACGCCAATCACCTTGTAAGTCTTGAATGCCAATGCCGTGATCGTATGCATAGGGAGGCATTTCTCGTGATGCTACTTTCATAGCGATGAGAGGCGCCCAAGGACGAACTTGTTCGTATGTTTCAAAACTCATTGGGCCTATACCACCTTCACGATGACATACAACGCAATTATTGTTGATGATATCTGCAACTTCTGCTGTATAGGTTTGACCATTGACTCCGCCGGCAACAAAGCCTATCGCAAAGAATGTAATCATTGATAATAATTTTTTCATAATGCACCTTCATTAGTTTAGTTGATGTACACTATTTATAATACGAAAAAACCACACTACTAGATTGTCACAATTTCTTGCAGACATAAAAAAAGGACTCCGAAGAGTCCTTTCAAAAACGATTGCTTTAGGCAATTCTTTTTTTTATTGTAAATCTCTTACATGAGATTCGATACTTTAACAGCACGGTAGTACTGGTTACGATCAGCAGTGAATGTATCACCGTCAGTAGTACCATTTGCTTGTGTTACGTATGGGTTAGCAATCATGCCGTAACGAGTCTTGAAGCCAATCTTGGGCTGGAAGGTGTTAGGGTCAATTGCACGAACCATTTGTAAAGGAACGTATGGGCAGTAGAAGAGACCTGCGTCATAAGGGCTAGTACCTTTGTAGCCAGCAACGTAGAACTGTGATGCTGCACCAGTGTTAGCACTGTATGGATCGATATACACTTTGTAACGACCGTTAAGAACACCAGCGAAAGTATTGCCAGTATCGTCAACATTGAGGTTAGTAGAAAGTGCAGGAGTGTAATCAAGAACGCCGGCCATTGCGAGGGCACTTGCAACGTCTGATGAACAGATGATGAAGTTGCCTTTGCCTCTACGAGTATCTTGTGCAATTACGTTAGCGTCACGCTCGATGTTGAACAACAAGCCTTTGAAACGCTCAACTGACCAACGACCGTTTGAGTCAACGTCAAGGTCGAAAGTACCAGGAGTTGCAGTAGATGCAGAGCCGGGCTTAGCGACTTTGTAGATTGTACGAATAACTTCACGGTTAATTTCAGCAAGAATTTCTTGTGAAAGAATGTTAGAAAGCTCTGACTCAGCGTCAAGACCATGAATTGCTTTGAGGTCTTGTGCGAGTTCTACAGTGTACTCAGCTTTCAATGCACGAGACTTAGCTGTAACAGTAGTCTTCTCGATTGAGAAAGCCATCTCGTTCAAAGTAGTTGTATCGCCGAAACCTTCAGCAGTTGCAGTAGAAACTGGAGTACCAGTAGTATAAGAACCGTCAACTGGGTTTGAACCAGCGTGAGCGCCTGCACCAGAGAAATCAGTGTCTGCTTCGTTGAACAATGCTTCTGCACCAGTCTGGCTAGTGTAGTGTGACTTCATAGCGAAGATCAAACCAGTAGGACCAGTCATTGGCTGTACACCAGCAACGTCATATGCCATCAAGTTAGGCAGCGCACGACGGACAAGGCTGATGAGGATTGGGTCGTAGTTGTCAACAGAAGCGCCAGTTGCGTTAGCGTGAGTTGCTTCCATGATACCCTTTTCTTCACGAAGGGCTTTTTCTTGGTTTTCGAGAACTACAGCAGTTACNGCCTTCTTATACGGATCTGNGATNGGCTGTCAGGTCAGCATGCTCGAGGACTGGTGCCCACTTGCTCTCAATTTGCTCTGAAAGATACATTTAAGTCTCCTTGTTGTTTCAGTTTTGTTTTTATAATAACAGTACTATTTATAAAAAATTAATATTAGAACTTAGTTGATTTTGAAATTGCTTGAGCATACTTAGACATAACTCCAGTAGTTACTTCGTCGGCTGCTTCAAATGTGTCCTCAAGTTTAGCTTCAGTAACTACATTCTCTTTCGGGAAATAGTTTTCTTTAACGACTTGAAGTTTTTGCTCATATGAATCCATACCTGTATAAGTAATGTCTTCGACTAATGTTGCAAATTTTTCTGCTTCAGTAGACGCTAGGCCTTCTGAGATCTTAGCAAATACTTGTTGCTTCTTCAAACTAACTGACTCTTCTTTGAGAGCCATATTGTTCTCAACTTCTTCGTCTAGTCTAGAAGCGAGGCTGTCAATTTGAGCTTGCATTTCAGCCATTACATCGTACTTTTCTTCAGGTACTTCAATGTAATGCTCTGAGAATACTTGCTGTAGTCCTTTGATAAATGACTCAGTTACTTCAGTACGAATGCCGCTTTCAATAGCGATTTGATTTTCTGACATCCAGTTTTCAGTAACGTAGCTGAGGTACTTATCAACATTTTCTACCATTTGCTCTAACTGTGATTCAAACTCTACGTTTGCAGCTTCAGTTAGCTCTTCTTCAATCTGTGCAATTTCAGCACTAACTCGTGAAGTAACAACAGCTTCGAATACTTCGGCTGCTTTTACTTTGAATTCTTCTGTGAGATGATCTTCGTCTGCAAAGAGAGCCTTGAGATCAGCTTCAAAAAGAGCAGCTTCTTCTACAGAAACTTCATCTTCTTCAGCAATTTCTTCTGCTTCTTCGTCTACCGCTTCTTCTTCAGCAATAACTTCATCAGTTACAACTTCATCTTCAACAATAACTTCTTCTTCTGCATCAGCTTCAACTTCTTCTTTCGCAACATTTCCAGCAGATGCCTTCTTCATTACGTCAGTTTCGCTTGGCTTGTCATTAGTGAAGTTAGAAGGAGCCTCTTTAGCACCAGCACCCTTTGGCAAAGTGTTATCTTTGCTTTCTTTTCCTGCTGCTGCCTTGCCCACAGGTGAAGTCAAGCCGCCTTCTGCATTGCCAGTACCACTAAGGTCTTGCATTTCAGGATTAGCGTTTGAATCTCCTTGAGTAGGATTAGAAGCATCACCTTGTTGCTTATCTTTAGGACGATTTGCAGCGCCCTCCATAAGCTCTCGGATTTTGGATTCTACACCCATGTTTATTCTCCTATTTCGGTTGTATTACTATGTTCTGATATATATTTATAAAAATTAAATTTTCGATAACTTGGTTAAGAAGCTTTCAAAGACTTCTAGCTTAACAGCTTCAAGTTCTTTAGTGCTTGCAGCTCTAATCATAGCCTTTGATTCTTCTAGTTCTTTCTCTTGCCAAATACCGTTCACAAATGTCCACTCTTTATTCTCCATGATACCTTGAACATAAGCATCAGGAGCTGAAGGATCGGCAACAATGTCAGCAGCAGTAGCTAACATGAAGTCTTCTTGCACTTCATTAATACCATTTCTTTCTTTGAGTGAACCCAATCCACGAGAGCTAACGCCTAAGCTCGCACCCTCGTCAATAAGTTCTTTAACAATACGACCCATAGGTGTATCAAGAATCTTTGCTCTACCGATGTAGTTATCGCCATCTTCTTTGAGACCAACAATCATATGAGAAACACGGTCAAGATTAACTGTAGGACCGTCTGGATGTCCTAATTCACCGTATGCTCTCTTCTTATCGATAGATTCTTTTGTATAACGAGCAACCTCTTTCTGCATCACTTCTTTAGGATACATTCTACCATTACGGTTCTTGAGGTTTGACTGTAAGAAAACACCTTCGATAAAGTGTGACTTCTTACCAGTCTCTTCGTTAAGTTCAGAGATATATTTAATCTCTTCTGTGACTTCTTTTATTAGTTTCATTATCCTAAGTCTCCGTCAGCGCCTTGATGCTGTTGTGAACCGTAACCGCTAACTTTAGCCACCTCAACAATGATAGTTCCGTGTCCATTATTAAAGTTAATTACGATGTCAGCATCATTTTGTTCTGTGTCAGAAAATCCATGAAAATCTAATTCTCCACTTCCGAACAAGTCCCATATCACTACACTGTCTCGTGTGATAGTTATGTCTGCGTTCTTGTCTGTTGACCAAAAAATTCTTTTAATATTTGCTACAGGTGAAGACTGAGTTTCAGAATCTTTCTTTAGCGTTGTAGCCAGGGCAATAGTGGCAGAGTCATTGTTTTCGCCGTGAACTTTTACGACCCCTTGGACCTGTGTTAATTTTAGAACAGTAGTGACTGCTGCCATTTCTTATCTCCGATTAGTTCTTTTTGTTTACTAACTTATCTGTGGCTTTCATGATGCCAGCTTTTCTTTTTACAGCACCTTTATCAAATGTGCCTGCCAAGCTAGAGTTTGTCTTTTTATCAGTAGCAGAACGAGTTTCTTTAGCATCTCTTTCAAACTCTTTGCCCATTCGTACCCGACTACCGTAGCTAGTAGTTGCTTTCTTAATGTAAGAACCTAAAGTCTTCTTAGAAATCTCTTCAATCTCTTCGACTTCTTCTTTCATTTTCTTTTTTCCGCACGAGCTTTCTTCGACAGACTTGTGATCACAATCGCAATCTTCTTTAGGGTTCTTAGGGTCACATCCACACTCGCTACATGTCTCTTCGCTATATGCTTCTTTTTCGTCTGCTTCTACGCCTTCTCTGAAGTTTTTAAACGTCTTCATTCTCGTCTCCAATAGTTTCAGGTTCTGCGGCAGTATCTACTTCTAGTACATGCTCTTCGCCGTCTGCTAAACCCATCGCTTGCATATCTGGATTCTTAAAAACTGACTGTGCCAATTCTTGTTTGTAGTCATTGACTGCATCGCTTGCACGATTCATCATAAGATCGTTGAACTTAGTCTGAACTTCTGCACTCTTGCCCTGTGCCATGCTGTCTAACATATCTCTTATTGCTGCTTGCTGATCCATAATTATTCTCCTGTGTCAACTGGAGCCGCATCTTGCGCCTCTTGATCTTGTTGTGCCATATTCATTTGATGCTGTTGATCTTGTGTTATAAAAGGTTGCTCTAATGCCAAATCACTTTCTATTTGAGAAATCTCTTCGTCAGTGAGCATTAACACATTGCGCTGAACATATGATTTACTGAACAGAGTACCAATGTAACTAGCCATACCGTTCAATACTTCAACTCTGCTTCTTAATATTTCTTGATTCTTTGATTCTGTATAGTAAGCATCTTGTGCAAACTTATAAAACAAATCATCTTTAATATCATTCCAGTCTTCTTCTGTGATAATATTTTTGAGAAGAAGTTGGGTCTTCAACAAGTCATCAAACATAACTCCAAACTTTGTTCTAAGTCTAGACACAAACTTTGTGAACTTTAACTCGTCTCTATTGATTTCAGCAGAACGACCAAAGTTTAGGCCTGCTTGCTGTTCTAATCTAGAAACAGGAACATTTAATGACTGATAGAGTTTCTTTTGAAAGTAAACTACATCTTCAATCTGTCCTAAGTTTTGTCCTGCAGGCAATGTATCGATTGAAGTACCGCTACTGCCTTCTCTACGTGGTAACCAAAAGTCTTCCAACATAGACATAAACTTCTTATCATCACGGACTTCACCTGTACTAGCATCGTATACTAGTTTGTTACGGTAACGATCCATGATATCTTTGAGATACTGTTCTGCTTTATTAGTAGGCAAGTTACCTACGTCAACATAGAATATTCTTCTTTCAGGAGCTCTCGTAATCCTATAAATGACTACGGCATTCTCCATCATTCTAAGTTGATTGGCAGGACGAATAGCTTTATGTAGATAAGATAAAGCAATATTCTTATCTTGATCTACTAGCCCAGAGGGTACATATGTGATAGCATCTTTAGTAATCTTTAGAGCATTATCATTCATAGGAGCTTTGTATTGTGCTGCTCTTTGTGACATGCCTTTCTCATTGAAAATATAAAACTCTTCAACGCTTTTGACAAACTGTATGCCTTGCTCGTTCTTTTCTTTCTTTACTTCTTTGACCTTAGTAATCTTACGTGGGTCAATGTAACGGATATCTCTAATGCCTTTTCTGGGATTAGCAGTATCAATTACTTTATGGAAATACAGACGTCCGTCAATATACCAACGTCTAAAATAATCGTGAGACCTGTTCTTGAAATCAAGCATCTCAACTATGTTTTCAAACTCATCTTGAATTTGTCGTTTCACCGCTTCAGAAACTTTCAACTTATCTGTGTCTAATGTCACAGGGTCTTCGTCATCTAAATTAGCAATCGCATCGTCAATGATATCTTGTATTGCAGTATCAACATCAGCCATCAAAGATATATCTCTATATCGCTTGATTAACTCTGCTTCGTTATTTGCAATACCTTCGATATCGAGATACGTGCCGTAATAACCACCAGCACGTATACTCTCTACACCGCCCTCATCAGAAGGAGCCACGAAAGACTTTTCGGTCTTAGGCGGCTGCTCCCTTGAGATGTTAAACCCAAATATATTCATTCTAAATCAAATCCTTTTCACGCTACGACTTAAATATTGTCGTAATGTGCGTATTGGAAAGTCACTGTAAATTCTTCAATTATATCGTTTTGTGCGTACTGTAATGCAATCTCAGACATCTGAATTGGGAATGCGTCTCGAAGCACATAAGTACCTCCACGTAAAACCTCATCGTTTCTGTCTAGGTGTTGTACAGTAATATCTGCCTGATAATCAGATGGTTGTATAATACCATCATTACCAGCAGTTCCGTTCATACCTTCCATCCATTGTTCAAAAGGACGACGGAGTGATTGACCAGAATCATTGACAATAGTGATTGTCCACGGATCAAAGATTCTCTCGCCTGCTAACTTTACTTCACGACCTCTGTACTGAAGAATCGCTGGGTTAACAGTAGAAGCAGGAACCGCAGCTCCTGTAACCAAAAGGCTATTTGAAACATCGACACCAGTTACATAACTTGGGAAGCCTAGCAAGACCCTAAATTGATTGGGTCTTGCACCTCCTGCGCCTAGTCGAGCCTTAAACTCTGAAATATTCATTTAAATCTCCTGTTTACTTTTTTTTATTTATAAGCCTAAGCGCCAACTTCTTCAAAAGCAATACCAGTTCTGGTAGCAACGAAGTTGAGTTGAATGAAGTTGATTGACTTCGCTGGCTGAATGAAAATATCAGCTACAAATTGATTCGAATCAACTACCTGTGAAGTGTTATTTGTTTCGTCACACACAACACGGAAGTCGTAAATACCTCTGCGACCTTGAACATCACGCAAGAATGGTTCAACCAAGTTCTTGAATTGTGCCCTAGTAAACGCATCGTTGAATTCAAACAACTGGAACTTAGCTGCTGTAGCGATTGATTTTTCAAGTGTAATAAACAGTCTACGAACATTGATTCGATCAAATGCACTTGGCTTTTCAAGCAAAGTTTTGTCGCCGAACAATACAATACCTGAACCAGGGAAGCCAACAACAGGGTTCACGCCTGATTTGTAAAGCGCATTACGGTCAGTCTTGTTTGG